AAATTTCTCAAGAGGTTTAGACCAAGTATGAGGCTGGAGGCAGTTGAATTACTTGCCCTCAACTTCGACCATCTTTAACGGATTGGTGTTATATGAAATATAGAAGCACCAAGAAAAGTAATCGGAGAGGTAATGCGAGAAACACTTTTTCTAACCCCAGGATACCTGCGGATTATCCGTGGAAGGTCCTGACCTCTCTACTTAGCGACCTAGGCGATTTCCTGCCTTTAGTCGATGCTCAATGCGTAGCGGAGATAGCGCGCAAGCGCGATATCCCTACGTTAATCGAGCTCTCTAAGAGATGGGGTTTACAGAGTATGAACCTACAGCGTGGTGGTACTATCGTTGAAAAAACGGTACGATACCAGCTCGCCATGCTACTGAAGAGGTTCCCCTTTGAGTCCGAAAAGGCAACTCAGAGGGCGGCTGCGCTTGAAAAATTCAAGTTTGCCGAATCGGCCTGCGCTTCATTCAATAATATTGAGTGGCGCGCATTGGCTTCACCTTTGGACGACGATGTTGTTTCAGTATACACATACGCACGAGAGTTTGTACTCAAAGTGCTAGATGTGTGTCCTGAATTCGTCGAAGTAGTAGAATGGTCGCGACATGGACCCGGAGCAACCCTGAGTACCTCGCACGGATTCAATTCTTCATATTCAAAATATGAAGGTTGGCCGTACGACGTAACTAAAGCTGCTGCCGGACACGCCCGTTGTCTGATCACGATGGATAAACGTTGGCTTGGAGCACTTGAAGATGATTATAGAGATGTAATGGAAATTCCAAAACATTTTATAATTAATCAACAAGTATTCTGGACCAACATCCTTCACATTGTGCCTGGCAACGTTGTGACTTTCGTTCCGAAGGACGTTCAAACTGAACGCACTATTGCGATCGAACCAGTGTTAAATCTGTATCTTCAACTTGGTGTCGACGGTTTTATTCGTCGGAGGTTAACGTCTTTTGGCGTCGACCTCAATTCCCAGGAGAAGAATATAGAACTGGCTAGACTTGGATCCATAGATGGCTCTTTCGCCACTTTGGACTTAAAGGCTGCATCCGACAGCATAGCTACTAAGCTATGCCATCTGTTGTTGCCCCCCATGTGGTATCGCTATCTCTTAGACCTAAGGTCCCCGGTGGGGACGATAGGGGACGAGGTCATCTCTTACGAGAAGATTTCGTCTATGGGAAATGGCTTTACCTTCGCATTGGAATCGTTGATCTTTGCCTCCGTTATCTACGGCGTGCAAAGACACTTCTCAGGAAGATTTGAT